GGAAACTCTGGTATAAAATCTTTACCCCAGATCTTATTAGCAGTCTTTTTAGACATACCTGCTCTAATATCTTTTTTGATAATACGGATAACAACCTCAGCTACTTCAGGGGAAGTATTTTCCAGTAAAGCTTTTAATTCATCAATAGCCGCGTTACCAGTAACTTCTCTTGTGCTGAACAATTTAAGATGTTCGAATATATCATTATCCCATTTATCGCTTACATGATTATATTCAGGTATTTTCTTAATACCAAATATAATTCTAGGATCTAATGCCCAGATTAAAGTAGTCTGTAATAAAACATCATTCTTATTCTTTTCAAGTATGGCAAGTTTTTCTAATTTCTTGGGAGTTGCCTCTATTTCATTTAGTATCTTTAGTACATGTTTCATGTTTATTCCTATAATTCTCACAAGTAGCATAAAGACTGTGAATATATTTTAAATCATAATTACATTGAATGCCCTTACTACCACAAACAAACTCAGATCTATATGAACAGTTATAGCATATTGGTTCTATATATATACTGGCACCGTCTATGTTAACATCTAAGCGTTGTTCTTATTCATTTAATGGATATTGTAACTAACATTCTGAGCCTTTTCGCGGTCATCCAACTCATATCTCAGTCTGTACTCATTATTCTTATTAATAGTTTCTTTAATCATAGTTAAACTATTGAATAAATTAGAAATAGCCGCAGTATCTTTAGGGAAACATGCACCGCCATACCCTTGCTTACCATCCGGTCCTGGTACCATTGTATGCGAACCACCAATTCTAGGATCGGCACTAATACCTTTTATAACATTATTATATGAGAAACCAAATTCTTTAATAGCATCATGCCATTGATTAAAGAATAAAACTTTCATAGCTAGGAATGAATTCATCCCATATTTAACAAATGAAGCCTCTGGCGCAGACATATGAAATTTAGGGGCAGGAACACAGATACTATTATTATTATAATAAGCTTCAAGTTCCTTAGTCACTTCAGGTTTACCACCAAATACATGATGAGTCGCATGCTCAAAATCATCTAAAGCATTAGCCTCAGTTAAGAACTCAGGATTATATACAAACCTATCATGAGTTTCAGCCAAATTTTGCACAATATCAGGAGTCACAGTAGACTTCAGAACAATAATGCCATCAAACCCATTAATTTCTTTTATTACCGTATTAATAATAGACGCGTCAATAAACCCATTTTCACCCATAGGTGTTGGCACACAAATAAAGATTACATCCGGATTTGAATCCATCACATCCTTAGTTGTAGTCCCCAATAAAGGATCTGAGATAGTGATATTATTATCACCTTTAGTGAAGCCGTGAACTACAGCCTTACCTACAAATCCATTTCCAATTACACCAATATTCATAATTCTAATTCCCTAATATAATTCATCAAATCACCTTTTTCAACCCAACCTAGGGCTTTTGTCTTACCTGTTCTTACATCACCTTTCATTCTATTTCCAGGTCTTTCAGGTAAATATTGAATGACCGGTTTATCACCTTTAATAGCAATCTCTTCAGCAATCTGTGTAATAGTATATGCCTTATCTGAGCCAATACCATAGCCATCACCTTCTCCCTTCTCACCAACAAGAACAATACCGTTGACAATATCATCAATATAAGTAAAGTTTCTCTGTTGAGTCCCAGGACTAACAACAGAGATAGGTTCCCCATTACGAGCCTTTTCTAAGAATAAAGCAACAACAGTGGCATATTTACCAGTCTTGATTTCTCTACCACCATACACATTATAAAAATATGTAATGGCATAGTCAATACCAAACCATTCCCCATAATTCATTACAAGCTCTGTATTAGTTGCTTTAGACCAAGCATAAGGGCTTTGATTAGCCCCAGTTTCATCATCCGCAAATTTAGTACTAGAACCTGAATAGACTAATTTAGCCCCAGTCTTGCGTACAAATTCTAATACAGCGAAAGTACCATCCTTATTATATTCCCAAACAAGATCAATATCATCAAATGATTGCTCTACTCTGGCATATTCACCAAGGTGATAGATAATATCCGGATTAAACCGAATTAAACTATCAATATCTTTAGTGGAGCCTTGAATATATTTTACCCCATCAACATGATTAGCCACAGTACCTGTAAAATAGTTATCCAATGAAGTCACTGTATGGCCATCTGCCACTAATCTCTCACATAAATGTGAACCTACAAATCCTGCACCACCTGTTACTAATATATTACTCATATCTACCTGTCACACCTGTTGCATCCTCACATTTTTCGGCTTCTGGGCTATCTTCATCAACCCATCTTAATAGGGTATTTCTAGATCTATCAAGTGTTGGATACCAAATACTTTTAGTTTTATTCGTGATTTGTGGTTGCCCAATCAAATCAGCGAAATCTCTAATATCTTGATCATTACGAAAACGAACCTTAAGTACAAGGGGTGCTTCATTATCTTCCTGAATAAATTCAGGCATATTATCCCAACCAAAAGGTGTTTCTTCTGTTTCTTGGCCTGTTAATACAAGTAAATTTTGTGGTTTATCATTTTTAATCGGCATCATTTTCTCCCTTTTTTAGATCTTCTTCATTTATTCTTACTAATTTCATTCCGTATTCATTTGTACCCTTCGGTATACTTAAACCGGTCTTAAGTATAGGCTTGTTACTAACTTTAAATCCATCGTAGTTTACATGATGATGCCATCGGCCCCATTTCTTAGTAATTTGTACTACATCCGGGTGTTGGTCTCTCAATGATTCAGCGAAGGTAAGTCTATTATCAAATTCATTACCATCCTTTGCATATACTTCCTCTGTATTACCACCACTCATTGCCATGGTAGCACTCTTTCCACATAGGAAAGCATTAAATAAGAAAGTACAATAACCATCTTTTAAAATTCTTAAACTTAAATCTGTATCTTCATTATATCGGCCACGCCATCTATGAGGTATATCATTACTTAATAGAATACAGGAATATACCCTAGTATTTAGATAATATGGAGGTCTTTTACTAAATGCAGGAGCAAAGAATGCATAATTCATACCAGACATTGGCACATTCTCATACCTATCCGTAAACTCTTCACAGGCCCTAATAATATTACCTGATGTTACTCGGGTTTTTAAATTCTGATTTAGTCTATAGAAGTGACGAATATTGTCATCCATAATCCAATGACGTTTATGACCTTCTTTAATTGAATGTTCCCATACCCAGTTACGGACAGGAATACTACCACCAATATGCCCATTAATAGGATCTGGTATAGCGTATTTAGGATTTTCCCTAAAATCTGATGGGAGTGTTAGAATTTTTTCCGGGTCGATTACTGCAGCGTAATCATCATATTCGCTTTCCTCAATTACAATTCTATATGGGACATTCATCTCCTCTAATGATCTTGATGTTTGTCTTGAGTCTGCTCTGCCTTTTGAGATTATATAGATAGGATATATCGGGTTCATATTAGTTCCATTATTTAATTATTCATTACTATTTAGTATATATTATATCACATTTTATAATTTTTTTAAATAGGTTTTTGGTAAATACTTGCCACCATAATTTGAATCCCACATAGCATTTATAGCATCTCTGGCTTCAACAAAATTAAGTAGTTTAAATGTTACCACATCGCCGGCCTCTAATAATCTTTCCGGTCTAATTGATTCATATAAAAGAAAATGTGTTATAAAATTCTTATTAATTGAGTCCATGATTTTATTCATCGCGGCATCTGAAATATTCCAATGTGAATAATTAATCTCTTTATTATCTATTCGCATGCCATCTAAGCCCCAGTCATATCTCCAATTGGTCTTTTCATTAGAATAAATTTCAGGCTCATCAGCGAATGTATTATTTAATACCCACCATTCCAATAATAGTGAATCACATTTTTCCCTGCTTTGAAATGCATTACCGGATTCATATGCTTGATCTCGATATTCAATAAATGCTTGGGTTACTGTTATAGTCCTATTATGTAATACATTTACTATTTTATGATTCATACTGACGATATTTCCCCTATTAAATTTTTTAATCTCTTCTTAGTAAAATAATTAAAGATCTTATTACGATCTGTCTCACCTTTATAATTTTCATATTGGTCATTAATCTCTTCTTTAATATCTGTTGGTGTACATGTTAAATCAATCATATTCTTATTCATTTGCCACCTTTCAGCCATTTCAGATGTACTTAAAAAGTCCTCAGGATTTTGTTCCATCCAAGCCTCAATATATTTCTTACGCATTGGGGTTTGTCTTTTATTAGTCACAAATGTGTCATCCGCGGAAAGTATATTTGGAATTCCATCCCCTGAATCACCACGAATAATATGCTCTTTAAGATAAGCGACAGGATCTTTATGCTTAACAAATTTCTTAATAATAGGACTCCATTGCTTCACATCACCTGCGGCATGTAATTGGATAAAATCCTTATCTGCCGACACAATAGTAATAGGTTGATGACGGGCATATTTAAGAGTAAGGAAGCCAACAATATCATCTGCCTCCGCACCTCTTACATAAATAACTTTCCAAGGTAATTCATTATTAATTTCGGCAAGTACTGTATTAAACATTTTATATACCTCACCCCAATCATAAGGTGATGACTCTCTACTCTTTCGCCTTGATGCTTTATAATGAGGGAATACACCCTTACGCCAAGATTTAGCATCAGCACAGATAACTACCTCATCTGTTTTAAATTTCTTTTTATAACCTATAATGGTATTCAATATTAAATGGCGGATTAAATCCTCATTCACATCTTTCTGGCTTTTAGTTACAGCCATTAAAGACCCAATAGCAATACCATTAAAGTCAATCAACATCATTTTATTCATAATTTATTTAAGTCTTCCGTATATTCTTTAATTGCGGAAGTACTGTTCCAGTGTTTTAATGCTTTATTTAATTCTTTTTCTTTTTCTTTTAATACATCTATATTATCTTTTGTTAATGAATACATATTCATTTTTAACAACGTGTCTATATTATTATAACACATTTTCGTTAGAATGTTAACCATTTGATCTTTATTTTTACCTTTAAAGTCAATCACCCCAGTAATTACTTCGGTAATGAATTTAATCTTTTCAACAACAAGATCTAATGAATCTTGATCACGTTTAATATTAAATTTAAGTCTGTTATCAATAAATTTAATACGAGCATCAACAAAGTCTTCAATTAATTCATACGGATTATCATAAATTCTTAATTTGCCATCATCACCGATTACAGTAATATTTTCATGAATTACTTTTTTAAGAGCAAATGTAGGAATAACATTAGGGTTTTTCCTTACCCGAATCTCAAATTGAAAACCATTCTCATCACATTGGTCATCATAAGAAGATATTTTACCCTTACTTGATAATTTTTCAAGATGTTCAATATACTTTTCACGAGTAAATACCGGAGGTACTTCTGTAATTCTAATTTTTGTCGGACTTATAACCTCATATTTACCAGTCACTGTAATTTCAGAACCAATTCTTTCCACAGTACCTGTAAAGTCCGGAAACTTAGGAAGTAATTTCATACCACGAATATTCTTGCCCGCCAATCGTGCTTTAACTAATTTAAGTAATACCTTAGGATCGTACGGCATGATCTTAGTTGCGAAGCCTACGGAAATACCTTGTATCCCATTCACCAATACCCAAGGTATTAAAGGTAAATAAAATTGTGGTTCAGGATCTTCCGGATCTTGCATAGATGGCATTACATCAAAGTCAGTAAACCATTTATCAAAGTTATCGGATAATTTTGTGAATGTATATCTTGCCGCTGCTGCGTCAGGTACTAATCTACTACCAAATGAACCTTCGCCATCCAATAGCGAAATATTATTGTTATAACCTGCCACCAAACCATTGATAGCATCTTCTAATGATGCTGGCCCGTGATGGAAGTTTGCATGTGAAATAACCGCACCTGCTAATGAGGCGGTTTTATTTAATTTATTTCTTGCCACCCTATTGGTGGTATATATAATCTTTCGTTGTCCGGCCTTAAAGCCATCCATCATACTCGGAATTGCACGATTATACAACACATATTCAGAATATGATTTAAATTCATTATTAACTAAATTCTCAATACTTTTCATATATTACCAATCCGAATTATCACCAAAACTAATACCAGCATTTGCCAAATCTGAAGCATTTTCTGTATCAGAGGCATACATAAATTCTGGTGAATATGCGGCCATATTTTGAGCCTCAATATTATCTTCTGAGATCTCTGCCATACCAAATAATGCTTTATCAATCATTCTATCTTCATCAACTGCATTAACCGCAGCGAATGATAATCCCAATTTTGATTCACCATTTAATTGTCTTTGTTTAGCCTCATATTGAAGTTTTTCTCTACGACTCATACCTTTTGTTTCACTCATAATTTATCCTTTTTTATTTTTATATGTATATTATAACACATCTATAGCAAAAGTAAAGTGCATGCACTAACTTTTTAACAAAATACCTTCAGAAAAACTACCATGAAGAATTGATTTTTCAATTTTAGATTTCAATACATCATCTTCATGCACACCATGAGTATGCATAATGGCAAGAAAAACTTCATATACATCCGCATATTCTTCAACATCAGTCCAATCTGTGTCGGCAAGTTCTTGCAATTCTTCTTCTAATTTATCGAATAAAAATTCTTTATAGGTTTTACTCTTTGGATCTACCACAGACAATCTTGCCTCTGGGATAATATCCTTATAATTGTTTCTAACTAATTTATACATTATGCTAACAACCAGTCCTTTCGTAATTGTGCATCATCACCTAAAGCAAGATGAAGCGCGTTTTTATCTTCAACATCATTCATTGTGATTACATCATAATCATCAGTATTAATGATGTCCCTATACTCCGAAGCTGATAAAGAACCTAGTCCTTTTGCATACTTCGTAGTCCATCCCTTCAGATTTTCTGAAGCAATTTCTTTTAGATTATATAGATATTTTACTTCCTTACCCTTTTTAGCAATCATTAAAGGGGAGTTATATATCCTAATCTTATTCTGCTTGAATAATTCTGGCCAATGAGCAAAGAATCCTACCAGTAACATTTTAATATGATGTCCGTCCTCGTCCTGGTCAGTAAGAATACCTACATAATCATAGTTCATTGACTGGACAGGTTCATCTAAAGATATACCGAGGATATTCATTACATCACTTAATTCTTTGTTCTTAATAATATCGGTAAGCTTCATACCGTATGTATTCTTTACCTTACCTTTAAGAGGGTATCCGCCATGTATATTAGGGTTCCTCACCTTAATCAGGTTACCGATAGCTGATTGACCTTCAGTTAGGAATAGGATATTACCACCACCTTTTGCCTGAACGTGTGATACAACCTTTTTCTTATGAGCATCTTTTTGCTTCTTTCTTAATTCTCTAGCCTCGGCTAATTGTCTTTTAAGTAATTGGGCCTCAATAATTGGCATAATAAGATCATCATTACGCATAATTTTATTGAACCATTTATCATTAGTTTCTAAATCAGCGAATAAATGTCTGAACTTAGCAACTTCAAGAGTCATTCGTTCCTTCGTCTGACTTTCCCATTTAAGATCAGGGATTTCATTTGTGATTAAAACTATATTGAATTTAGATTTAATATCATACGGCTTAATCTTTAGCTTATGTTTCTTATTAATTCTATCTCTTAATGCATTGGTGATAAGCATTGATACGTGCTCAATATGTGAACCACCCCTAAAGGTTTCAATACCATTCAGAAATGAGATTTGATCACCCGCATCGCTTGGCAATACAGCAATTTTATAATGTTCGGTTTCCAATAGTTCAAATACTGGATCAATCATTGATAGATAATTTTTAAACGCACGGCTTTTTACTAATTTACCATTCATTTTAAATTGAATTTTAGGATAACATACCGCAAGATCCATTACACGCTTATTAATCATCATTACATGCGTATCATCCAAACCAGACATTTTAAATAATTCATAATCAGGAATATAAGTCACACGAGTGCCGGTATTACCATTAGATTTAGTAACAGATGCATCACAATGAAGCATACCATCCTTACATTTAATGTTAGTACGATCAACACCATTATCTGTGATAACAGTGAAGCGACTTGACATGATATTAACTAATGAAGCTCCAAGTCCGTGAGTACCAATACTTACAAATGAGTCTTCACCGAAGTTTGCCCCGGCCCTTAGATTAGTAAAGGCAAGTTCTGCTTTTGTCTTACCATGCTCATCATCATAATCGGCTGAAATACCTCTACCATTATCTTCAATAGTAATTTTGTCCCCATCAACCTTAACCTTAATTAGATTGGCATGTTT